TCTCTATCATTTCCAAATCTACCCAATTGAATAAGCTTATTATGCCCACCTGTATAGGATTTGACTTCAACACCTTTATCATTAAATCTTAAATCAGGATCATCCCCTTCTCTACCTACAGTAACATTAATACTTTTATTTTCATTGTAATTATAAAGCCAATATAAGGCAATTTCTCCGTTACCTACACCTTTAGTTTCCCCTTCAGTTTCACCTTTCTTAGGAGGGGCTACATTATACAATTTATTAAACGTTGACATATCACTAGAAGCAACGTTAATTTCAAAAGTACTAGATTGGAAGGGATATGATCCTTTAGATTGGGGGATAGGCTCATCTTCTTTTAGATCTAAAGCTTTTCTAATAGTAGTATCATATATAGCTTCTTCACTTCCTTCATTTATAACTTGTGTAGTTGTTTCTACAATTTCGTTAATTAAAGAACGTAATAGTTCTACATCCTTTGGATTATTCATATCAGGATAACCCTTAGGGAATTTATATGATATATCGTGTAAATATTTTTCTAAAACGTCCATTATGCTTCAGGTGTTTCTTCAGGTGTTTCGGCTGGTTCTTCTATTGGGGCTTCCCCTCCACCTTCAAACCCAGCTTCTCCACCAGTAAATTCATCTCCTTCTTCCTCTTCTTTTTTACCGTATCTTAAGATGCGAGCAATAGCTTCTGTGGCTCTTTCTTCCTCTGGGAGGTTTTGGAGGTAATATTTTTTTCCTTCAACTTGGGCTATCCAGCTTCTTTTACCATATATTAAGTAAAATTCTTGATCATTTTTAAGATTGATACGAAATGTTGAAGGACGAGGAGCAACCCAATCGATTGAGGATAAAAAATTGTCAAAATCCGCAGTTAAAAGGTCTACAATGACTCTTTTTAATTCAGGGAATTTGGTTAGTTCATCAAATTCAACAGCGGCTGCTTCTGATTTTTGAGTTGAGCTGTATATTTGGGGAACAAGAGATTTTATTTTTGATATGAGTTCTTCTCGAGTCATTTATTTATTTTTTAGTAGATACAAATCTTCCTTTTGAGTCTCTAGCTCTAGTTGAATTAGGGGATTTTGTTTTTTTATTTTTTTCAATGTTGTTTATATCCATTACTCTTCCATCATCCGCTTTAAAATACCTACCACCAGTTTTAGTATCAGTTATTTCATCGTATTTTTTACCTTTATAGGTATATTTTTTACCAGTAGATTTATATTCTTGTTTTGATTGAGTTTGGGGATTTTTGGTTTGGGGGTTTTTCTTTTGATTTTTAGATGTATTGGTGGTTGTTGTGGTTTGGGCATTTCTTTTTAAATAAACTTTTTTCCCATCAACATCTATATATCTTTTCCCATCACCTTCTTCTTTTACATTATATGTTTTATTTTGATATTTAATAGTTTGGTTGATTTCTTTCCCTTCAGGGCTACTTTGTGAGGAATCATTCCCGCTAGGGTTCATCAAAGCAGAATTTTGCTGTTTTACCTGTTTTAAAAGATTTTTATATTGATCAATAATTTTCCCTAATTGTGGTTGATTTTCTAATTGTTCTTCAGGGAAGAGTTTTTCTATATCGTTTTGAGTATCTGTAAGGGCTTTATCTAAGTCTTTTAACTTAACACTTAATTTAGCCATTCCTGATGAGAATTTTGTATGAGTTATTGCATCAAGATCACCAGCCCAGTTTGCTTTAAGGTTTTTAATTCCTTGTCTAAATCCTGCGGTTGCTCCTTTTATTTTAGCTTTAGCTCGGCTAAAAATCCCCTCATTAATAACACCTTTTTTTTCAAGGGATTCTAAAATTAATCTATTAAGTTTTTTCTCAAAATTTTCATTCATGGTTTCTTCTTTCTCAGGTTTAAGATTTTTAGCTTTTTTAACAGCTGTTTTATACATTACAAAATTAGCTTGTTCTAAACCATACTTATCTATCCAAGTTTGTTTATCAGCTAAAAAAGCTTGCATTATCTCTTTTATTTTAGCTTGTTCCTCAGGAGTGATAGTATTAGGTAAACTTTCATTCAATTCAGAAGCATATAGGGCTTTAATATATTTTTTAGCTTTTGCTTCAGTATCAGAACAGCCTACTTTTTTACCAGTAGGTTTATAAACACATTTACCTTTTCTTTCGTATGGCATTTTATTCTTCTCCACCTCCTGAAGAGATGTATTGTCTTGTGAGGAATGTTACAGTATTACCAATTTGTTTGGTGAGTTTTTCATCTCCGGCTGCTTTAGCACCTTTAAGAGCTTGCATTAGGTGAGTTAAAATTTCACCTTCATCACCCTCCATTTCAGGTACATCCATATCTCCTTCAAATTCACCTCCTTCTTCATCAGTAATGTCTACATCACCTTCTTCTGCTTCAGGTTCTTCTTGCATGTCAGGATCTGCTTCTGCATCTTCTTCATCTACCTCTTCTTCATCTTTTTTAGCTTCTTCTAAAGAATCATCCATTCCAAAGTAAGTATCCTCTATTTCTTCTTCTTCAGTTGATTCATCATTAAAGTCTGCTATTTCTTTTAGAATCATCTCTCGGATTTTTTCTCTAAGAGATTCGTTTTTAGTATCTTTTTTAAGATAAGGATTTGAATTTTCAGTTACCTTATTTTCTGTTAAGAATTTTTTTAAGTTAAAATTATCAGCCATTATTTAATGTTTTGTTATAAATATTATTTTTTTAGTCCCTCTAGATATTCTATTACTTCTTCTAGGGATTCTGTAGCTTGTTGTTTATTTATACCTCCAACCCATTTTTCAACTTCACCAGCTTCAGTAATATAGCTATTAGTTGATTCTGAGAGGTTATTATGGTAAAAAGCTTTATATTCTTCAATTAAGATATCAATTTCTTTATTGTGAGTATCTTTTAGGTAATCTTCCCATTTACCCTCATTTTTAAGTTTGGTTTCAAAGGTAGCTCTACAATCAACACACTCACCATACGATTTATAGTAATGGGGATCTAACTGTGCATTCATAGCTTTTTTACATTTAGGGCAAAATAAAGGAACTGTTACTTTTTTAAACTTATCTAATTTAGTAATATTTTCTTTAATTCCATCACGTATTGTCCAAGTTTTACCTCCTTCTTCCCAAACATCACCTTCATTATGGGGTCCACCATCTTGTTTAGAATAACCCACACCGTGTATAGTACGTTCACTTGATTTACCTTTAACAAGGTTTCTAATACGTTGAATATCTCTTTCTTTAAATTGTTTTTTTAACATAACTATAATCCTAATTGTTTTAAATCGTTTATAACTTGACTAGCAGATGTATAGAATATACCAGTACCACCCGCAGCATTCCAGTTGTCTATAGTACTAGCTCTATCATCTATTAATATATCATTTTTAGTTAGATTAGGTTTAATTAGATGTTTTTCTTTGGCAGGTTTAAAATTTACTTTAGGTTTTGAAGGAAATAAACTTGCATGATTTTTAATCCAAAGTAATTTACCTAATCTAGATTGTTTTTTAACTGATGGGGCTGTTAAGATTTCATATGGGTATCTCCCAACATAAGATAAAAGTTCAGGTGCCCCAGGCATAACAGGTATGCCTACCCAAAATTTTACTTTATTTTCTTCATCTATGAAGTCCCAGAATTTTTTTTTACCATATTGATCTTCAAAATCTCTAGGTTCCATTCCAGTTAAACTTCTAAACCTTTCATCAAAATCTGCTATTACACCATCCATATCAACATAGATAGTGGGGTTTAGAATTTCTTCATTTTCTTGTAAGACTGAGGGTAAGTTGAGTTCTTTTGCTCTTGTACTCCAAAGGTCTAATATTTCTTGTTTTTCTTCAGGAGTTATTTCTTGTGAATCAAGATAATCACTTAATATTTTAGAAAAGGGTTGTCTTTCTTTTTTAGCTCTATAATACATCCCCTGCAACATAGCATCTATTTCTTTTTCAAGCTTATAGTATCTTGATTGGGATAAAAGTTTAGCTTTTATAGCTTGTCTAATTAATGAATCATCTGGGAGATGTTTTATTTTTATGGAGGAAACTCCATCTTCATTATGGGTAAGATGTTCTAGTTCATGTCTTATTACATCTTTCAACATCATAGAAATTAATTCCCAATCTTGAGGGATACCATCTATGTCTGTTCTAAAATAGACATCTATGTAATCTCTTCCATTTTTATTTCCAGCTCCAGTATAATCTAAAATTTCAAATTTATCAACACCCGAATCAAGGATGAGTTCAGCTTTAACATCAAAATCAAAGTTATCTTCTTTTACTTTAAATTTATATTTTATAACCTGCTCATCTTCGTATATGGGGTTATATTCTTTTTTCCAATAGTTAAATATTTTAGATGAAATTTGGTTAGATAGTCTATCATACCTACCTTCAACTAGTAATCCTTCTGTTAAAGTACCTGTATAAGATCTAAACGCTAAGTTACCCTTCTCATAAGCTTCAGACTCAATATTTCTTAAATGATCATCCTCATCTATATCTTGAGTACCTATATTACCTAATCTATCCTCACAGTTTTGCATATGATGAATCATTTCATGAGCAAATGATCTCATTACATCTTTAGGATGTCTATTTAAAGTGTATAAGACAATTCTTTTGTAATTTGGATCGTAATATGCTGTTTTACCTTTTAAATGGTTGTTAGCATTTTCAATATCATCATTTATGAATTTAACTGAGGGGAGGGGGTTTAATTCTAAACCTTGATCTAACATGAATTGAGTTAAATCTTTTATATGTTTGTTATAATCGAATGAATCATAATCATTCTCTTTCATTAACTCCCTAGCGTATTGGTCTATACCAAGTTTATCACCCTCATTAATTTCTTCTTTTTTCTTCAATACAACAAATTTCCCACTTTTACCATCTGTTGTTTCAAAAGGTAAATTAGATATTTTTCTTGAATATCCAGGTATTGGGTTTTGTTTAGTTAAATCATTATATAGACCATGATAATTTTTAAAAGAATCTATAGAAGATATTCCTATATAATCTGGGGATTCAGATGTAGAGAAATCTAGGATTATTTTATACAATGTAGATAATATTTTGATGTAATCCTGAGGGGTAGATTCGCCTGTAGGGATATCAGTAGTATTATCTTTAGGATGGAAATGTATGTTGTAGAATTTTTTCTCATCCTCAAATGGGTTTGGGTCTAGAAGATTTATTTTGTAAACATACTCTACATCCTCTACTTTAAAAATACCATTATTAGTATCACCGTTTATCTCTACTGCATTATCAGGGTTGAGTTTAATTTCATCTAATAATGTTTCTCTAAGATGATTTACTAAATTTTTATCGTAATTATGTTTTGGAGAAGTATTAGTATATTCTGTGGGTTCTTTATCTTCTGTGATTTCTTCTTTATCTTTTCTAAAAGATGATGGAGTTATCCATTTTTCTTTTTTGAGTACTTTAATTAGTATAGCTGCTATAGTCCCACCAGGTAGGATTGAAACTGCAGCTAGTCCTGAAAGCCTAAGTAGGTCTTTAAGTTGTTCACCTATTTGTTTTTTCTCATCGGGGGTTAGGATTTTTTCTCCTCTAGCATGTTTTAAGATTAGGTTAAATGCCTCTCTAGTTTCTTTACCTTCTTGTTTTAAACCTTGAAGTATGTTTTTAAATTTAGACTTTAAACTTTTAGCAAATTCAACAGTTTTATTTTTTATAGCTAACTCTTGAATTTGAGTGGAGATGTATTCATATACTGTATCTATTTCTTCTTGAGTTAATACATCAGGTAAAAATTGTCTAAATTGTTCTTTTGATATTTGAGCTGCTTCCCTTGCTTTAGTTCCACTCACCCCACCCTTAGTTATAATATTTTTTACCTCAACATGGTCTCCATAATTTTCAAAAAAATCTTTACGTTTTATAAAATCTTGAGCATCCACATCATTACCATCCCTAGAACCTATAAAAACAAAGGATTTATGGTCTGTATTATCTTTGATATAATCTTTAATATATTTTAAAGGTGATGAATCAGCTTTAACTATTTCAACTTTATCTCCTAAATATTTTTTATATATGTTCCAAACAGAGTAAGATTCATCTTGAGAAACCCCATCTCTAATCCCACTACCAACTACTATATAAAATTTATCTATATCAGGAAATTGTTCTAGAGATTTTTTAACTACAGCAAAATGACCCTTGGTAGGTGGTTTAAATCCACCCCCATAAAAACCAGTTATATGGTTTTCTTGTTCTAGTAATCCTACTAATAATGATCTAGATAAATGGTTCATTATATAAAGTTAGATATTAAGTTAGGTAATTCATCTATACTTGTTGGGTCAAGTGATGCTTGTATTCTATCAAATGATTGTGATAAGTCTTCTATGGATTTTTCAGTTGCTATTTGAGTTTTTTCTCTTTGTTGTTGTATTTTTTCTAATTCATCAGGTGATAAAGTAGAATCATCTTTTCTAAAAGAAGATTGATAATCACCCGTAGACATTAAGTCTGAAAAATATTCTTTAAGTTTTCCTTGGTTTTGGGCAGTTTGGAAAGCTTCTATTTGGTCTTTTTCTTCTTGGGAAGAAGGTGGTGAAGTAACTAATACAAAATTGTCTCCAAATATGTTTTTGTAATCTTCAATTAAACTATATACTTTAACCCAAGTACTAATTAACCCAATTAAAGGTACTTTTCTTTCTCGTTTATAATTTCTTAAAAATGAAACTATAGGATGAGCATATACCATTATCATCATAACATCATACCCATTATTTTCTAATTGGTCTACTAATGGTTTTAATGTTTTTAAATTTGATGCAGTAGTATCATATATTAAGTTTGATTTAGATTCTATAGCTTGAGGTAAATCTTCTTTTTTTATTTTAGCTGAGGCTCCTCCTAGATTTCTATATAAAGGGGAATCAGGGTTTTCAACATATTTATCTGCGTTTAGGTTTTGGAATCCTTGTAATTGAGAATCTAAATTTCTAAGTACCGTTGATTTACCTACAGAAGCACCACCTGCCATAATAATAGCTTTAGGACTATTTTGTACTTCCTTTAGTAAATTAACCAAACTAATCATGGTTATAAATATTACATCTTTTTCTTGACTTGAGTTTTAAACTCAGTAAAGTGTGGTTTATCATGGGGATTTTCTAATTCAAATAATCTTTTTACTGTTTTAAATATCTCTATATTTTCTTCATGGGTTCTTGAGGGTAATACCATTTCCCATCCTTTACCTTGCATTTTATCTTTAGCTGCTTTTCTTTTATTAGATTTTAGCCATAAAATACCTGTTTTGCTAGGTAACTCTCCAAAACATTCTTTATAACATTGAGCATATACCGCGGCTTGTATTTCATAAGTTGAATGCATATGGTTTGATGTTTTATGATCTATAATCCAAAGTTCATCTCCTATTTTACAAACCAAATCACAAGTACCAGCTACTTTAAGTTCATCTGAAAATAAATGTATTTCTTGGTCTATAAGTTCAGGTTGATATTCTTCCCAAAATTCAACAAATCTTAAAAACATTTGCCAAATATCAGGATGATATTTTGGGTCACCGAAGTTGTTTAGGAAGTTCATTTCTTTACCTTCTAAATACTCTTCAATCATTTCATGAACTTGAGTCCCATCTTCGGCTGCTTTTCTAACAATATAATCTGCAGAACGACCCATATTTTTAAGCCATTCTTCAAAATGTCTCCCTTTAGGATAATACCCTAAAACATATGTAATTGAAGGATAATACTCCCCGTTACGTCTATAGTAACGTGAATCTGGGAGGGTGATTTGTTTAGAATCTTCAGAAATTTCTAAAATTCTGTTTTGAACGTGTTTTATATTTCTTTTACTCATATTAATGAGATTTTCTTTTCCATCAGTTTAGACTGGTTTAATGGTTGGGTTTTTTGGATGAGTTTAGTGAATTCTTCGAATCCCATCTCGCTTGGGTCTTTCCCTTGAAGTTCAACCAGATAAACTTCTTTACCTTCATTTAATAAAATTTCACAAAATTTAAGTGCTTGTTTGATAGCATCTTGATCTAAAGCTATATATATTTTTTTAACTTTAGATGATACTATTTTCTGCATTAAACTTGATTGTATATTTTTTCCTAATAATGGAATAACATTTCTTTTAATAGCTATTGCATCAAATGGTCCTTCACATAATATCAGAGGTAATTCCCAATTTATCATATTTTCGAATGGGATTATATCTCTTGATGTAGCAGGATTTTTATAGTTGGGCCATACACCTTCTTTAAATGCTCTAGCTGTAAAATAGTTTAAATCACCATTTTCATTATAAGATGGTATAACTATTCTATTAGCATAATCTCCTTCTTCACAATATCCTATATTATATTTTATAATATCACTTTTAGTTATACCCCGTTTTTTAAGATAAACTACAGCATGTTTAGCTAAAATATTTTTAGCATTTAATAAAAAAGTATATTCTTTAGGTAATACTACTTTAGATTGAGGTAAGTCTACTTCTTTTACAGTAGAATCAGGTTTAACTAAAGTATAAAGTTCTTTTAAATACTCGTTATGTATTTTAGCTTTTTTAAATAAAGCAGGTAATCTTAAACCTTTTGTATCACATACCCAACAATGCCAAGGATTATTTCCTTTTTTATTCTTTAAAAAGTTTATTTCTAATTTAGGTTTGTGGTGATTACAAAACGGGCAATGGTAAGCTCTATTACCAGATGAAGTTTTTTTACTTGGACCTAAAGCTCGATCCACTAGATCTACTAATAACCCATTTATCATATTTTATAATATAATATCTTTTATTTAGTAATCAAAGTCTTTTGTAAAGAACTTTCCTAATATATTATCATTGAAATACATTTCAGGTTCTTCTAATACTCTATATACAAATAAAGTTTGAGTTTCGTAGTATGTAAGTAGTTTTTTATTTGAACAAAGAATCAAAATTTCTTTTTTAAAATTTTCATCAGGTTCAGATTTTACTAATTCAAGTAAAGGTTTATTTGAGCCCCAATAAGATTTCCAATCTGATTCTTTAACTGCTATTTTATATGAGGGTCTTCTACCTACTACACCCTCATATTCAAGAAGTTCTTTTTTAGTTAATTTTACTTTACGATTATGGTAAAGTACTTTTTTACCTATATAAGATTTATTATCTGGGAGATATGTTATCTTATAGATAAATCCATAAGTGTTGGGTGGGAAGTTTGAAATTTCTTTAATTTCCTCCCCTTTATATGTCCAGTTCATTATAAGTCTAGGTTTATGATTATAGAAGTATCTGTGGTATCGGATACTTGTAGGGGTTGGGCTAGTTTAGCTACAGCTAAAAGTTCTTTGTTATTATTATATAATCCTATAGAGGTTATATAAGGGGTAAAATAAGATCCTGTTGCAAAATCATATAATACACCTGTATTAGAACTCCCAGATACTAATGTGGGATGTTGAGAAAAATTAAATTCATTTTCTCTTATAGTACATTTATATTGGTTTTCAAATAGAGTAACAGTACTTTGGAAAGAACAAGTTATGTCAGTGGCATCCATTAAGTCAGTAATAAACTCAGCATCACTATCACCATAATTAGTAGACCCATAAGTTACGAACCCATATCCATCTTGTCCTGGTATTCCATCACTAGTGAAAATGGCCATACCATGAGAATAGATAATATCTCCAACTTTTTGACTATCATATATAAGATTGCCTTCTCCATCATCAGTTATGATAATTCTTGGTTCACTAGCAACAGGTCCTAATTCAAGCTCAAAAGTACCAGGTTTAACATGTTCACCAAATAAGTTAGATGGAATTGATAATAAACTAATTTTTTCATCTGATCCTGTTGGGAAATATCTATCTGCAGTTAAAGTATTTGGGAGGTAATTATAAGCATTCGGAGTATAAGCAGGTCCTGTTATAGTACCATCTGGGTTGAAGGAGGCTGTATGCACATTGGAGCCATCATTTCCTTCTAGAAAGTTATAGTAATATAATTCTCGAATTGACCTATATATGAGATATTGGTTGTAAGTTACAATATCACCTGTTGGGTTTGATCCAGAAACAAATAATGTTGGTGGGGTATTGCACCCCAAAAACCTATCTATCCCAGACCCACTAAGAGCAGCAGCTCCAGTAAAGGAAAACTCTTTGTTTACTTTAAAGGGTGATGTTACAACATCCGAGGTAATAAATGGTTTGTAAACACTCATTCATTTTAGAAATCTAGTTTAACCCTAACTAAAGCTTCTTTTGTAAAGTCTTTAACTAAAGGTCGAGACAATTTAGCTACTGCCATTAATTCATTAGAATCATTATACATTCCAACAGTTGTAATATATGTTTGTGGATTGTTAATAAAGTTATCATATATTACTTCACCAGTTGATCCTGAGATGAAAGTTGGGTTTTCTGTATAATTAAATTCTGAGTTTCGTGCTCTAATGAAAATATAATCTGATGTTAGGGTTTCTTGAGAATTTGCTCTAAAAGAAGCTCCTAATGATATAGCATTAAATAGAGTTTGATTAAGAGT